TGAGTCGATCCTTAATATGGTTGGCTTCCACATCGACCACGATCCAGCGCCGATCATGGTGGTGATGCCGACAGAGCGGGATGCGGAAACCTGGTCGAAGGACCGCTTCTCGCCGATGGCGCGAGACACGCCGTGTCTGCAAGACAAGATCGCCAACCCAAAATCACGCGATGGCAACAACAAGATCCTGCACAAACGCTTTCCGGGCGGGCATTTGACCATCGTCGGCGCCAACGCGCCCTCGGGGCTTGCGAGCCGCCCGATCCGGTTGCTGCTATGTGATGAGGTCGATCGCTATCCGTTCAGCGCAGGAGCTGAGGGTGATCCGGTCAATCTCGCGCGCAAGCGGACCGTGACGTTCTGGAACCGCAAGATCGTGCTGGTCTCGACGCCGACAAACAAGGGCGCAAGCCGGATCGAGACAGCGTTTGAGGAAAGCGACCAGCGCCGGTTCTGGGTGCCATGCCCCGATTGTGGAACCGCGCAGATCCTGACCTGGCCGCAGGTGCGGTGGGACAAAGACGGGGACGGCAGCCATAAGCCGGACACGGCGCGGTATCACTGCATTGACTGTGATGCGGCTTGGCGAGACGAGACCCGCTGGGCAGCGGTCTCAAAAGGGCATTGGGTGGCTGAGAAGCCCTTTGCGGGCACAGCCGGGTTCCATCTCAACGAGATTTATTCGCCTTGGGTCCGGTTGGACGCAATGGTGAAAACCTTTCTGTCAGCGCGGGCTGGTGGGGATGACATGATGAAAACTTTCATCAACACCTCGCTGGGTGAGACCTGGATGGAAAGCGGCGAGGCTCCGGACTGGCAACGCCTGCAGGGACAGAAGGAAGAGTGGAAGCCCGGCACTGTGCCAGCGGATGGATTGTTCCTGACCGCAGGTGCTGATGTGCAAAAAGACCGGATCGAGGTTGATGTCTGGGCCTGGGGGCGTGGCTTTCAAAGCTGGCTCATTGATCATGTGGTGATCGAGGGTGGCCCTGGCGATCCCGCGTGCTGGCAGAAACTCAGCGATCTGCTGGGGCGGACATGGTCCCATCCCAGCGGCCAGCACCTCGCAATCGCGAAGCTGGCCATTGATACCGGTTACGAGACCAGCGCCGTCTACGCCTGGGCGCGGCAGGTGGGGTTTGGCCAAGTCGCACCGGTCAAGGGCCTCGAGGGGTTCAACCGCGCCAGCCCTGTGACAGGGCCAACTTACGTGGATGCGACTATCGGCGGCAAGCGCCTGCGGCGCGGCGCGCGGCTGTGGTCAGTGGCGACATCAACCTTCAAGGCCGAGACCTATCGCTTCCTGCGTCAGGACCGCCCAACGCCCGAGGAGATCGCCACCGGTGCTGCGTTTCCGGCGGGCACGGTGCATCTGCCCAGTTGGGCTGACAGCGAATGGCTCAAGCAGCTGACGGCCGAACAGCTGGCTACGGTCAAGAACAAGCGCGGGTTTGCAAAGCTTGAATGGCAAAAGCTGCGCGAGCGCAACGAGGCGCTGGATTGTCGGGTCTATGCCCGCGCAGCTGCGTGGATACTTGGGGCGGACCGCTGGTCGGAGGCGCGGTGGCAGGAATTGGAGCGCCAGCTTGCGGTCGAAGCTAGCGGATCTGTGGGTGAAGCGATCGCAAAACCAACGCCGCGTGCGTCGGCGCGTAGGCGGACGATGCGGTCGCCATATATGGGGTGACCTGCGATATGATCATTGCACACGAATTACCTAGAATAATTCGCCAACTGAATCACTGATGAGAAACTTGCGATAGCGACCGCTAGAAGGCACGCCGTTGCCATCGATTGTTTCTTGTAGCTTTGCTTCGAAATCAGCAAAGTCAATATAATTGCTCGGTATGAATTCTTTGCGCATGGCGTTGTGTACAGCTTCGGACATGTCCTGCATGCCAAGGTCGATGATCGCCCCCATCCAGTTGATCATTACTTCTTCAGGGGCCTCGGGGCACAACCGGCAGAAGTGCCGAAAAAACCTTTCGATGGTGGCTCGCTCGTCAGGGTGTGCCAGCGAAGTAAGGACTAGGGCATCAATGAATGATCCTCGCACAAAATCATCTGCACCAGGATCGCACGCGCCTTCAGTGAGTGGTGACAGATCTCCGTCGAAAAGGCTTGCGAGTATCCGGAAACTTGTTTCGGTGGCATGATCCTTGACCAGATGATGAACAATCTGGGTTGGTCGACGAAGAAGGTGAGCAACGGGTCGGTAGGCATATGGATTGCGCCATTCTGACAATAGAAACAGAACAGGGATAAGAGCTTGCATGTCCTGCTGCTTTATATCCCGTAACGATTGATAGCTCAGTCGCGTCACTAGATCGACAAAGATCGGGCCCATGATTTTGGGTTTATTGCGCACATCTTGCATAAGCTTTTTGAGAGGAATTCTTTCATCTGAGAAGTCCTGAATGAGTTCTGCGGCTGTCATCGATTCTGATCTCCATTTCTGCTGAGCATATTGAAACAATTTTGTTTACTGGGGCAATCCAAATGGTGCAAATCACAGACCTGCGCACCCGCCGCGAGGCGCTCTCGGCCCAACGATCCTCTGGCGTCGCCCGCGTCAGCTATGACGGCAAGACTGTGGATTACCGCAGCGTGGCGGAGATCGACCGTGCCATCGAGGCGCTGGACCGCGAGATCGCAACGCTCGAGGGGCGGCGTATCGTGCGCCAGGTCCGCATCACCACATCAAAGGGACTTTGATCCATGGGGCTGTTCGACAAGTTTCGCCGTCCCGAAAGGGGCGGCCCCTCAGCCGTGCGTGCCCGTCTTGAAGGGGCCATGTCAAAACGCCGCCTGCGGGGCTGGAACCCGCCGCTGGAAAACATCAACGCGCTGGTGGCCTCTGGTGGACCAAAGCTGCTGGCCCGTGCGCGCGAACTGGTGGTGACGAACGGTTATGCGGCCAATGCTTGCGAGGCTTTCGCATCCAACATGGTGGGCGACGGCATCAAGCCGTCTTCACTGATCACGGATGCAACATTGCGCGATCAGGTCCAGCAGCTCTGGCTAGCCTGGACAGACGAGGCGGATGCCGATGGCTTGAAGGATTTCTACGGTTTGCAAGCCATGGTCGCGCGCGAGATGTTTGTCGCAGGCGAGTGTTTTGTGCGGATGCGCCCGCGCCGGGCCGAGGACGGCTTGCTGGTGCCACTGCAGATGCAGCTGCTGCAATCAGAAATGCTGCCGTTTGAGAAAACGGAGATTGTCCCGAATGGCAACCGCATCCGCTGCGGCATTGAGTTTGACCTGATCGGCAGGCGGGTGGCCTATCATTTCCGCCGCAGCCACCCTGGCGACAGCACCGACCAGCGGGTGGCGGTGCCGGAAACGGTGCGCGTCCCGGCGGAAGACGTGCTGCATATCTATCGGCCCATTGATGCGGGCCAGATCCGTGGCCTGCCACATGTGGCGCCCGCGATGGTGCGGCTGTTCCTGCTCGATCAGTATGACGATGCCGAGCTTGATCGCAAAAAGACGGCTGCGATGTTTGCAGGTTTCATCACCAAGACAGCACCGGAAGATCCGATGATGGGCGAGAGTGAGGCTGATCTTGACGGCGCCGCGATGGCCAGCCTCGAGCCCGGCACGATGCAGGTATTGCTACCCGGCGAGGATGTGACGTTCTCAAGCCCCGCCGATGTCGGTGGTGGCTACGAGGCGTTTCAGTATCGCACGCTGCTGGCGGTCTCGGCCTCCTTGGGGCTGCCTTACCACCTTGTCACCGGCGATGTGCGCCAGGCCAACTATTCGAGCTTGCGGGCCGAGTTGGTCGAATTCCGCCGCCGCGTGCAGCAGTTGCAGCACGGGGTGATTGCCCATCAGCTGTGTCGTCCGATCTGGCGTCGCTGGCTGGAGACAGCGCAACTGGCGGGCCGGCTGGACCTGACTGATCCCGCGGCTGCGCGCATGGTGCAATGGATCCCGCCACGATGGGACTGGGTCGATCCGCTCAAGGATATCCAGGCGCAGGTGCTGGCCATGGAGGCGGGCATCACCTCACGGCGCAAAGTGGTCGAGGCCACCGGCTACGATGTTGAAGAGGTTGACCGCGAGAATGCGGCCGATGCCGCGCGGACACAGGCGCTGGGGCTCAGCTACAGAACCAGCCCCGGTGAGACCCAAGGCGCGCGGGCCACACCTGCCAACCAACCCGATCCGGGTGAGGGAGCTGTGGACGACAATGGCGATGATGCCGCAACAAGCGACCGCGCCACCAATCAGGAGTAATAAGATGAACAGTTGGTATACGATCCGCGCCCGTGCCTCGGGCGCGGAAGTGCTGATCTATGATGAAATCGGCGCTTACGGCGTTTCGGCCAAGGGGTTTCTGGCAGAGCTGGGCGCGCTGCCGGATGACGCGCCGATTGATCTTCGTCTCAACAGCCCCGGCGGCTCGGTCTTTGATGCGGTTGCGATCTACAATTCACTGACGCGGCACGCAGGCACGATCACGGTTTGGATCGACGGCATCGCGGCCTCGGCTGCAAGCTACATTGCCATGGCGGGCGACGAGATCGTCATGCCGGAAAACGCCTTCCTGATGATCCATGACCCTTCTGGTGTTGTTATGGGCACGGCCGCTGACATGCGCGATATGGCCGGCACGCTGGACAAGATCGCGGCCAGCATGACCCGTGGCTATGCGGCCAAATCAGGCAAGCCCGAGGATGAAATCGCGGCCCTGCTTTCGGCGGAGACCTGGTTTGATGCGCAGGACGCGCTTGAGGCAGGACTGGCCACGCGCATGGCAGAGCCGGTACGGATTGCCGCCAGTTTTGATATCGGGCGGTTCCGCAATGCTCCGCCCGCGCTGACGGAATTGGTCGACGCAGAAGGTCCAGCAACGGGTGACGACATCGTTCCAGACAAGGACGATGTTTCGGCGGGTGGCGATCCTCTAACCGCACCCGATCCCGCGACCAAGGTTCCCGCCGGGAACGTTGCTCCGGTGGCAACAACCGACGATCCATCGCGTTCAGAGGGGCAGAGCGCGGGTGTTCAAGCCGGAAACACCCAATTGCGCGGGGCAGAGAGCTGCGCTGCAGCTGCTAACGCACCACCTGATGCCACGGCCATCCGCGCCGAGGCGATGTCTCACGCCCGCGCAGTGATCGATCTTTGCCGCCTGGCTGGTCAGCCACAAATGGCAGGGCGGTTTTTGGAAGAGGACGCCAGTCTCGATGCAGTGCGCGCAAGCCTGCTGCACGCAAAGGCCGAGGCTGCACCGCAGATCAGCCCGCATCACCCGCAACCCGGGCCCAACCCCACGGCGCGCCCCTGGGGCGATGTCATCGCCCATACCTTCAAATTGAAAGGATAATCTCCCATGCCGAAATTAACCGAAGGGCCGCATCGTGGCGGCTTCCTCGTTTGGGAAGTCTTGCGCGATTACACCCGCGAAACCGTCACGCTGGCGTCCGGCGCAGGCAAACTCGCGCCCGGCACCATGCTGGGCAAGATCACCACCGGTGGCAAATACACGGGCCTCGCCCCTGGTGCCACGAATGGCAGCCAGAACGCTGCTGGCATCCTTTGGGGTGCCGTTGATGCTACCGATGCCGATGCCCCCGGTGTGGCACTCATCCGCGGCCCCGCCATCGTGAACCGTCACGAACTCATCTGGCCCCAGGGTACAACCGAGGCGCAGATTACAACCGCCACTACGGCACTGGCCAGTCTTGGCATCATCCTGCGCTGATCGCGCGCAGCTTTCCCGTTCCCGTCAAATATAAAGGAGGCTCCCTGTGGCCACCATGGACATCTTTGAAGGCGACGCCTTCTCCATTATCGAGCTGACCCGCGCGCTCGAAAACATTCCCTTCAAACCGGCGATCCTGTCGGGAGCTTCCCTCTTTGGCAGCCGCGGTGTGCGCAGCCGCACGGTGATGATCGAAAGCCGCGATGGCACGCTGCAGCTGATCCCGTTCTCGGAACGCGGCTCGGCCTATGAGCAACAGGTGCCCGAACGGCGCGATATGCGTGCCTTTGTCTGCCGCCAGTTCAAAAAACAGGATGTGCTTTGGGCTTCTGAAATCCAGGCGATCCGTGACTTTGGATCAGAGACCGCCACCCAGCAGGTGCAGACCGAGGTGGCCCGCAAAATGGGGCGGCTGCGCAACGATGCCGAGGCGACGTTCGAGTTCCACCTCTTCAACGGCATCCAGGGCGTGGTGAAAGACCCGCGCGATGGGGCTACGGTGATCAACTACTACACCGAGTTCAACCTCACGCCGGCTGCAGAGGTCGACTTTGATCTCGACAATGCGACGCCGGGCTCCGGTGCGCTGCGCAAGCGCTGCCAGGCGCTCATTGAGAGCGTCGAGGATACGCTGGGTGGCCTTGCTGCGGGGGCAGTGCAGCTGCGCGCCGAATGCGGCTCGGCCTTCTTCGCCGATCTGGTCGCCCACAAGGAGGTGCGCGAGACCTATCTCAATACCGCCGCCGCGGCCGACCTGCGCGGCCGGGTGGGTGAAGAGGTCAGCTTCGGTGGCATCACCTTCCGCCGCTACCGGGGTGGCCTTGGTTTTGGTGTGCCCACCGACAAGGCGTATTTCTACCCTGAGGGCGTCGAGGGGCTCTTCGAGATCTACTACGCCCCCGCCGACACATTCGAGACGGTCAACACCGTGGGCCTGCCGCTCTATGCGCGCATGATCCCTGATCGTGATCGGGATGAATGGGTGCGGCTTGAGATCGAAAGCAACCCGCTGCCGATTTGCACTCGGCCGCAGGTGTTGCGCACCGCACGGCGGACGTGATGACGGCCTTTGCGCAGGCGCTTGATGTGGTGTTCGTCGATCCGAACCTCTCCACCCCGGCGCTCTACCAGCAGGCGGGCATCGGGGTGGAACAGGCGCTCCGCGTGATGCGGCGCAGCCCTGATCGCATGGTCGAGTTTGGCGCGGCCCGGCTGGTCAGTGACAGCGTGGTTTTGGATGTCCGTATCAGCGATTGTCCGGAACTGGCTGCAGGGGATCGGTTCGAGATCGCAGGTGAGGTCTTTGTGGTCCAAGGCACGCCACAGCGCGATCGCGAGCGGCTGGTCTGGACGGCAGAGCTGCTGCCCTGGTGGCCTGATCCGCATGCTGATGTCACAGGGTAAGCGAGGCGCGCGCTATGATACGACTGGAAGTCCTCGGTGATATCGGGGCCATGATGGCCGCTGAGATCACCGCTGGCGAAAAGGCGGTTACCAAGTCGGTGGGTGACGCAGGTACCGGCCTCAAAACCGCCTGGCGTGTGCAGATCACGGGGGCAGGCCTTGGCCAACGGCTTGCACGCACCATCCGCTCGGAGCTGTATCCCAAGGGTCAACCGAGCCTGGAATGCCGCCGCACTGGTTTGGTCGCAAGCGCCGGTGGTCGTCGGCGCGCATGATACGGGGCCGCTCATTCGCTCCCAGAACGGCTTTTGGTTGGCAATCCCGACAGCGGCCGCGGGTAAATCCGCGCGCGGTGGCCGCATCACACCCGGCGAATGCGAGCGCCGGCGCGGGTTGCGGCTGCGGTTTGTCTATCGGCGCAACGGGCCGAGCCTGCTGGTGGCGGAAGGGCGGCTCAACACCCGCGGCGTCGGTGTGGCCTCGCGGTCCAAAACGGGACGCGGATTAACCACCGTGCCGATCTTCCTGCTGGTCCCACAGGTCAAGCTGCGCAAGCGGCTTGATCTGGCGCGCGATGCCAAGGCCGCACAGGAGCGCATTCCAGGGGCGATTGTGGCAAATTGGGTGGAGCGCAAAGTGAATACCTGAACTGTTCAGTTGGTGTCAGAAAGGCTGGAGGCACCGTGACATCAGGTCTCCCAATTTTGAAACGCATTGATAAATATCAACGCACGGCCCGCTGCCTGCGGTCGCATGGCTTTGTGGGGCGCTTGCCGATTCTCGTGTTTGTGTATGCCTCTTTGGGTCAGCTGTCGTCCTTCCCGAGCCGCAGCAGCAGCTGGCCCATTTCAAGGCCGGTCTACGGTCAGTTAAATGGGGTGAGTATGTGTGAGAAGAAGCTTGAGAACGTTGATGGTGAGCATGTCTGCAGCTGGTGTTTCGCGAGAGACGAGACGGTGCTGCGCGATGCCGAGACCGATACCTACTGGCATCAGGATTGCCGTGATGTTGCCGGTGACACGATCCACCACATGCAAGATTGGTCGCCCTTCAGGAAGAAACGCTGATTTCAAATCCTGAAAATAACGCCCATTTCAACCAAGTCACGATAATATATCGTGCTTATATGTCTTGGCTAGTTCCAGCCATGCCACCAAAGAGCGATCAGATCCCTTGAAAGATAAGCGAAACCGGACAATCGTTGGGCAGGCAGCGTACTGTTGCCGAAGATCAACCCGGAGCCGTTTCAATGCATCCTCAATTTACGCTGGATTTGTCATTAGAAGCGATCCGGCTCGTGTATGACTTGCATGGCGAGCCCTGCGTCATTGGTGACGTCGCGGTATTTGGAGATGACCTTCCCGTCAGAATGGCCAAATTACTTTCGCTAGCAGCCACACTATCAACGCCACCCATAGCTACGACAATAGCTGTTCCACGCAAGCATGTTCTGTACCGCACGGTGCGGCTGGATATGGCTCGAGAGGTGGAGGAGCAGGATGTCCTTGATTTCGTCTGTCGAGAACGGCAACTCAACAAAGATGAGATTTGTGTCGATTGGGTTATCGATGGATCCGAAATCCATATTGCAGCCGTCGAAAAGCTTACGCTTTTGGAAGCAAATGATTTTGCCCAACAGCATGGGTTTGTTCCAACTTTATTCACAAGCTCTGTACGAAATAGTAAGTTTCCAAGAAAGCCAAGGTTTCCTGTGCCAATTCCGCAAAACGGTCCAGTCTGATGAGATGCCACTGCGCACGTTATTTATCACATATTTAATGCTGAGTTTTGGCTGCACTTTAAAGAGGCGTTTCATAAACGATCTCGCAGGATTGCACATTTGTCTGGCCACACACCGTGCAACGCGCCTTCGCCACCACATCGCCGACGGTCGCAGGAGGGCTTTTAAGCGCAAGTAGCGCACTCACGCGCACAGATGCTGTGCGGCCGCATGCGCAAGTGAGCCTGAGCACGTGGCTATGGATCGTCGACAACCTGGTGCCTTCACTTTTTAACATGGCCGTTCCCTTTGACTGGCGAGGATCGGTTACAGTCCTGAATGCCAACCTGCTGATATTTAATCTCGCAGGTTAAGGCGGAGCTTTCAAATGCCCACCCCTCGAGAAACGATTCTGACCGCCCTGGCGGACCTGTTGCGCACGGTGCCACATGTGCCGGTCCTGCGCGGCGAGGTCCTGCCCGAGCGGATCCCGCCTGCTGGTCTGATGATCCTGCGCGATGGGAACCCGGGCGAGCCTG